AGTTCAAGTCTTGTCACTCCGACTAAAAGAACCTTGATCTCTCAAGGTTCTTTTTGCTTTGTGTCATATTTCGTGTCATACATCATCAAAAAATAAAAAGCTGGGAGGACTTTGCTTGCCCTCTCAGCTTATGTCTTTATTCTGGTTTTCTTTTATTCGCCACTTTTCAAAATCTCCGTTTTTTACTGCTTCTTCCGCTTCAGCAAATAGTAAAAGTTAGATAAAAAAGAAGGGGCAGCTTTTCGGCTGTCCCTAACTTTTAAAATTCATCGATCATCGGGCAATCGTGATGATCCATCTCTTTTAGATCATCTATGCTCACATAGTACTTTATGAGCGCGTATGCAATGTCTCTTTTTCCTGGTGCAGCGTTCAGGTCAAAAGTAAATGGCATCTTCCGGAGCGCATCGTTGTATGCCGCTGAAAAGATCATGTATGCCCGCGTATGTAGTTTTGCCGGTCTCTCGCCGGATTTCTGATTCCGGTAATCCTCTGCGATTCCTTTCCAGCTCAAATCCTCTGGAATCTCTGAAGTAATATATACGCGCTCCGCGTAATCATCCGGCAGTTTTTCTACTTCGATGTACGCATATCTCCGCTGCCCGTCTTTCTCGTATCTAAATACGATATCCTCAATATACGGGAGTGCGGTATATTTCACTCCGTTTTGCTTCAAGACCTCTTCAAAAGGTCCATCGATAACCTGATATATTACCTCTACACCATAATGATTAAATTTTTCCATTTTTTCTTCTCCTTTTTCATTTTCTTTTTCCAGCCGATCCAGTTCAGCATCATTTGTTCTTCTGCTACTTCAATTTTTCCCCAAGCCTTTTTCGAATTATCTTTCGCTTTTACCCATATACTTCTTCCGCAACTTGGACTGGCTTTCCTGTCGGATTCCCAGGAACATCCCCGCTTTTGTACAGGTAAATAATTATTTTGTTTCCATCGGTGTATATTTCGCCATCTGTAAATATCATTTTTTTATACTCTATTGCCTTCATTCCGCTTGCCAGCTCCACTATTTCTGCGCCATCCAGAAGAACTATTTTCGTCTCGTCCGGATCGCATCTCCATGTATGCGGGTTTAAACATACTTTTATTCCTCCCTTTTCCGGATAACATCTGTAAGCCTTCCCGATCGTTCTCATTTTTTTATTCCTCCTTGTTATTTGCTTCCATTTTCTGGTCAATCAGCTCTATTATAAACCTACTTACGCTTTTTCCGTCTGCTTCTGCAGCCTTCTTTATCTCCCTTGCTTTTTCTTTCGGAACGGTTATTCTTATAACCTGCTTATCCTGCATGTACTTTTCGATCGCTCTTGCCTGTCCTTCTGTGTATTTTGCTCCCATCTCATTTCTCCTTGTTCATTTTTTTCCATCGCTCCGGAAATTGTTCCGCGTACCATTCGCAAAAATTATTATACATCTCTTTTTCTGCGCTTTCTCTCGCCGCTATCGCATCTTCTATTTTGTGATAACTCCCCAAATGATACCTTTTCCCCTTAAAATATATATACGCAACATAGCTTTGTTGTCTTCCTTTTTGCCGCTGCAGCGATACCCCCTTATGCCCCGCGCTATTGTTCTTTTGGGTTTTTCCAGACATTATTCTAGATACATTTGTCCCGTCCACCTGTCCCAGTTTTGTTTTTATGTCCATTGTCTTCAGATTTTTTTCTTTTTGGCATCCGCAGCTTGTAATCTGTCCGCTTTTTACCTGGCTCAGCCTTTTTTCCACATGCTTTCCGCATAAAAGGCATTCAAACTCCCATATGTAAGTTCCCTTATATTTTTCACCAGTATTTCTTATTGCCTTAAGGTTCCCGTATATTTTTCCTGTTGCGTCCACTTTCTTTCCCATTTATTTTCCCCTCCGGTTATATTTATACTATATCACACGTATGTATATATGCCTATATACACTTTAAACAAATATATGCGTACATATTTGTTAATTTTCCCAATTGATATATATGCTTATATATGTTACTATATCAACATAAGGAACGGGAAACACCCGATAAGGAGGAAAACAAAATGAAGAAAGAGTTTTTAGAAAAAGTCAAACACGAAGGCATCGTAGATACCAGAAAATACAGATATGTGTATTCGAACGGAGAGATCAAAAGACTCCCCATTGAATATCTCGACACGACAGCTGCTCTTTCCGAATGGGAAGTTGTTCTTAGCTTCGTGAAATAATTACTTCAAGCACAAAAGAGCCTTACGGCTCTTTTGTTGTTTGAAAATATATTTTTTCAACCCACACCGCTACGCGGTGACTACATTTTTATAGTACACTGGTTTTTATCAGTTGTCAAATTATTTTTGTCCAAATAATCCCCGCTGTAAAAAGATTCAAGAAGCATCGAAAACAGAGAAAGAAATTGTAGAAAACAGATAAATAAAAAGGGGACAAGCAAATAAATTAGCTTATAGTGGCGAATCACAAGCGCCATTTTTTTTCTTTTCCGTCCCACTTAAAACCCTTGTCTTTAAGCGTACCCCGTAATCCGTAGGTCTGCCCAGAAACAGATTTGACCTTGTTCCAGTTTACGCCAAAAACGTCCCCGTCTTCGGCTCCTGCCTTTAATTTATAAGTGAGGTACTGCGTCCTGTTTGACTTCGCTGTTTTGTCTCTTTCTACCGGAGTGGCATATGCAAAGGCAAGTTCTCCGTTTCCGGCATCGATTGCCTCTAAAATATCGCTTTTATAATACCCAGGGGAGTACCCGCGTGCTTCTCTGTAAACAGTTTCGATTGTTTTTTCTTTGGCGCTTCTGTCAATAACTCCGCTGCTTCCGCTCATACCGCTTTGACCGCCGCGCCCACCGAAAAACTGTAAATTTATCACCATGCCGCCACCTCCACAACGTTAAATTTATCGCTAAACGGTTTTATCCTGATTATATCACCTTTGCAATCGTCTGGTACAGATCCATAAAAGATAATCTTATCAGGACATAGCCGCTTCATCATTTCATCATAGCCTGCGGCCGGGAGGACTTTGAATGTCCTCTCGGCCTATATCTTTATTCCAAGATCTTAACCTTATGGACAATCCCATTAATTCCCATCGCTGCAAACTGCTGCCGGATAACCTCTGCCTGCTCGCGTGTCCATACATCTGCCACCGATACTGTATAGATCACGCCCGGCTCCACCGCAGGCTGCGACCACAGCATCGGATCCTCATAGGCTATGTCAAGGTCTACATCGCCTTTGATGCCCGGGATCTCGCCGCAGCTCGTGTACTGCCACCCAGATATATCACCGTCAACATCAGGCTTGTATTTCTGATCCGGCTCATCATCAAACCGCATTGTACGATAGCCGCGATAATAACGTGCTATCCACAACCGCGTCCCGGCAAACGCATTAAAGTCAAACCAGCGCTCCTTATACACATACAACCCAACATACAGTCCAAAACCGTACCCTGCTGCCGTGATAACCTCCTGCGCCGCACGGATACACTCCGTCAGCTTTGCAGCACCCAGCGGCCGCAGCACGTCCTTGTCCTCTACATCCCACCAGACCATACCGGTCAGATGATGTGACCTCAACAGTTCCACGACCTGCTGTGCTTCCTGTCGCGCTGCGTCCTGTGTAGCTGCGTAGGTATACTTATATACAGACACAGGTATATTGTGCTTCCGACATCCCTCCAGATTTGTAGCAAACTGATGGTCTGCCTTGCCTGATCGGCGCACACTACGCAAGACCGCAAAATCTACGTCCTCGGGGATCTGTGCCCAGTTGATCGTGCCCTGGTTATCTGATACGTCAATTCCTTTCCACATAAGCATTACCTCACCACAAAATTCTCCCATTTTTTGTAAGCGTCCACATAGGTTTCCTGCTTGTCACCGTTATGGGTGATCTCATAATACATACCGTCAGAAACATTTGTGCTCAGCAGTGCCTTGTGGTTCTGAAGCGTCTTGCAGTACCAAACCACGAATACGTCATCCCCTGTAATCTGCTTCTGGTCGGTTTTGTCCGCATGACTGTTGAAATAGTCAACGACAATCTGTTTGCTCTTTTCCAAAAATTCTTTGCTTCCCATACTTTCAATCCTCCGTATAATCTTCAATCACAGCAATTCCGTACTCAATGGCGCAAGTATTTTCGATGCGACATCCTCTTGCGTTTTCCCAGCCTTTTGCAAAATATGCAATGTCTGCCGTAGAAAGCAATTCCAAAGATTTTCCCAAAAACCACAGAGGTCTCGCATCCGCAGGAGCGCTCTGGAAAAATGAATCAATAACCTCTATTTCTTCGCTCTCTGCAAAATTTCTCTTTGCGCTGGCAATTGCTTTTTCCCTCTCTTTTAAAATTTCCTCATCTGTTTTGCCTTTCATCGGCTGTGAAATAAAAAGTTTTTTCATATTCTGGTCTCCTTATTATTTTATGAGGGCGACCAAAGCCGCCCCAGAATCACGCTTAACCCTGCGCGGGAGATAATCGGATCACCTTATCCTTCCTTGTCTGCTTCAATAGCTGCCGCATCTGTCAAACCCTCGCCGATGACATAGCCGATAACCGTAGCACCAGCCATGATCAGCGCAGAGATCTGTGTGGCTTCATTTTCCGTCCCTCCGCAAGCCACAATCATCAGCGTCACAAATGATGCCACGCTCATCCAAAGCTTTCTGCTTGTCAGTTTTCGCATCCAATCAATCTTTTTCATTGTCATACCTCCTTAATTTTGTATATGCTTCCATCCGGATATTTGATGTCTAGAGCTAACACCTCCGGCTGCAGCTTTTCGTGATAAATGTCATCCCCGCCGGCAGCTTCGTACACATTCCCCAGCTCTCGGAAGGTCTTTAATCCGTCCGGCGTCACATATCTCTGTGATGTAAATTCCTTATGTAGCCGCCACAGAGTTGTACGTAGCGAAGCAATCGTGCGTTCGTTGTCCTTCTGGATGTACTCTTCCAGCATCCGCGTTATATTCTTTACATCCTGTTTTAGCTCAATTTGTTTTTCATACAAATCATCCTGCCTTCTGGCAAGGTTATCCCTGATCGTGATAGATTGCTGGTGGTACTCCTCTTGCTTTGACACGACTCCACTTTGCAGCTCCTCGATATGTTCATAGACTGCTGCAATCTCCTTTTCACGCTGTTTCCGGAAAAGATTCTTTTTCTTTACCAACCCCAGTGCGTCAAGAACCTTATTCCAGCTTTCTACGATAGTCGGGATAAACATAAGCACACCAGCGATCACAACCGCGATCGTCCCCCACCCAATCTCTTCCGCCTTTTCTATCAGCTCAATAATCATTCCTTACGCCTTTCTCATTCGTCGACTTCTTTCCATACACTATCTGTTCCTACAGCTCCAGGCTCCCATACATTGTTATCGACAAGCGATTCCCAGACCTTACTATTGTGTTTTACCTTATCGCCTTTTTTATATCCGTTTGTGCTTCCCGGCTGCTCCCAGTCAGGGATAACACCAGGATCAGGGATGAGTACCTTTGCAAACAGGGACGGTGCCGCTTCCGGGGTCCACTGCTCCTGTTTATCGTGGTCAGACAGGACATTGTACAGCACTTTATTATAAGTGCACCGCTGCCCTTTTGTCAGATGTGTTCCGTCCTTCAGTGCTTCCCATTCAGGGTACAGCGACGGCACGAGCAAAGCCTGTGCATCCGTGTTATCCACAGCGCTGATTTTAGCCTGCTCTAGCATTGCCAGGAGATTTTCTTTCGCTTTTTCCGTAAACATATCATTTGTCCTCCAAAATACCGTTGATTTCATTGATGCCGGACGTGATGCTGGACACATCGTTTTCCAGTTTTGCGACTTTATCAGTCAGTCCCTCCGGCAGCCCTGCTTCTTCAGCTTTTTCCATATGCACCGTACATACAGCCACATGGGATTCCACAAACCCGCTTTCTGTGGTTGCGTCCTCCTGCTCGTAATTGATGGATGCTATCACGTCAGGCGTATATTCCATCCCCGCAAATCTTTTGAATCCTGCATACCCGCATATTAAGTCGAGCCCGATATAATATCGCATCACAGCCGTATTTGCAGCATCTGAAAACATATCTATAATATTTTTCACATCGCTGCTTTTTATAGAGATTTGTAATGATTTCCCGCTTTGGGTAATTCCATCAATCTCCAATTCTTTACCAGATTTAAATACGATTTTTTTCATATTTTTACCTCTTTTCTATTTTTAGGTTTTATTTAATATACATTTTGTTTTTACTCAACTAAGTAGGGATTTGCATGCCCTCAACGACAGCGGCGCGATTAAAGGCATGGATGCCAGAAAGGACGGTGTGTACATAACCTATGTGGCTACCTCTGGTGCTGATACAGTCACAAAAAAATTAGGGTGTGACGTATTGGTATTACGAAGATTAACATACCAATGTAATAAATCCGTTCGTTTGATTTCTTTTTACAGTTAATACCCCTGTATCGGATGAATATGTAAAAGAGATTCCGCCAGAATTTCGATATTCATGATCCGCCGTGTCTGTATGATGGAAACTTGCATAAACGCTCCAACTACAGCTCCCGTGAAAATTCTGTTTTGTAAGCTTTTTGTAGTCTTTTACATAATATGGCTTCGAGGAATCTGATAAATTGAATGTGCCATCTGAAAAATCATATACGAGCGGCTCCGTCTTAAAAGGGATAACTGTATCCGCACCTCCTGCTTTGTATCCCCAGTTACCGTCTGCGTCTTGTGCAAAGGCAAGCCCTCCCAAATCCCTATTTAGCGAATCAATATTTGTCTTTGCCTTCGCAAATCCGTTCGAGATTCGCTGTTCGAGGTCGTTCATGTTTTTAGTGTTAAACGCATCGCCCTCCTGAGACACCTGTCCCTCACTGCGGGAAACGTCATACGTTGTTGATTCTCCGTTTGCAACGTTTCTCAGGAGCCGCCGCCCTGCAAATTCCACAAGACGGGCTTTCCATTCTTTCGGAGTAAACCACGTTTCTGCCATTATAAAATTCCTATTCCTTCCCCGGCGTAGAGTTCGTCGCCGCAATAATAATAACTGCCCATCGCTCGGTCATATACATATTTGACATCGTGTAAGATCTTTTCTATGGCGTTCCATTTTTGATAAGTAATCAGCGGCGGGTCTGGTGTGGCAGGGGTATCTTTCAAAGCACTCCACGCTTCACGGATCCGCTGCACGTTGTCGCAGATCCGTTTAAAATCACTTACTCGCGGAATCTGATTCGCCCCCCATGTCTTCACCGTCACGCTTACCGCCAAAGTTTCAGCGATCTCACGGATGTTACTTTCGATCCGGTTCAAATCCGCTACATTCAACGCTCCCTTCATTCCGGCAGCCCATTCCATTTTTTCTTCTTCGGAGATTGTCCCTGCAGCGTATTTATCATTCAAAACCTTTACCCGTTCAACGTCCGCCTGCGTTCGGTCATACACCCATTCCATCAGAAAATCCCTACCTCCTCATCAGCATACAGCTCGCCGGAATAATACTCTTCTGATGTTATTTTATAATATCCGCGGCATTTTGCCGTACCCACAAATCCACCCGTAAGGTCAACACTAAGGGATTCTATACAGGCGACAAAATTTCCGTGCATTTTCAAGGTATTTTCAACCTCCGCCCAGTCCCCTGCTTTTTCCTCTGCGGACAAATGACGTGTCTGGATGATCTGCTGGAGTTGGTAATAATCCAGGATATTGTCAGCAACCTTCTGTGCGCTTTCGTAATTCAAAAGCGTTCCGGAAAATGTTTTCGTGTTCCGCACTTCACCGGACTTTATATGCTCGATTCTGGACAGTGTAGCCAGCTCTGTACCAACATATTTGTGCCCCATGATCGTGACCTCTGCACGGGCGTTTCCCGCGATTTCCAGCACAACATAGTACGGCATTTGTTTAACAATCCTTCCAGCAGATGCGCTCATGTTCGCTGCCGGGCTTGTGAGCTGAATTGTATGTATCCCTGGATCGTATGTGCCTTTCGTAATCTCGCTTTCCGCCGCGTCCAACACCCATGTTTTATATTTTACGCTTACGTCTGACACATAAGGATCTGCCTTTAACGTCGTGGAAAATTTCCGGCTGCGCGGAATCGTTGTCGATATTTTTCTGGTCGATTTTCGTATTTCGATTCCAGATCGGCGGGACGTGTTCATAATAGCCGAACAAGCGAATAAGACCTCCCGTAAAGCTTTTTGACAGGTTTGGATTTTAAGCGTGCCATACAGCGGCGTTTGCGCCACCTCTTCCTCAACCGTATAATCTTCAATCCCTGCCGCCGTCATAATCTCTTCGATCACACTTCCCGCCGTTTCTCCGTCGTATATCCGCCCGTCTTTAAAATCCACATTAGCAAGCATCCCTTTGTAGTCGATCGCCGATATTTGGGTGACATTTTTGGTGGTACTGTTGGATTCCATAAAAAACACGCCCAGCGGCATCTTCACGCCGTCAACGATTTCGTATGGCAACATTCTTTGCTTTTTCTGCAATGTTTTGTGCAACCCGTTAATGTTTCCAACATTAAAATCATCATCAGTGTCAACAAAGTCAAACGTTAGTTTGTCCGTTTTAATCTGATTACTGATAGGATCTGTGTCATTTACAAGCTTCGCGCTTTTTATGACATCGGGGCCCCAGATAAACGTTGTGCCATACTCGAGATAGTTTAACTTTACATTGTGCCACGGTAGGGCACGTACAAATCGGATCTCAATTCGTCCGTATTCCTCCACCTGGTTTTCGGCAAAATAATTCAGTTTGTCCGGGAAGAAACGTTTTTGCGATTTATATGTACCGCCGAGGTCGTACCACGTCACTTCCATTTCCAGCGGAAATGCTTCTGAAAAATGAAAAGTCAGCCCGATAGAGGTATGATTTTCGGTAAAATCTATTCTGATTACAGGCTGTTTTGTGAAAATTCCATCTGCGCTCGCTTGCACATCCGAAAAAAACGGGATGTCCGTCGGCGTGTCTGGCATTTCGCTAAGACTCCCATCCAGCGCGAAGAAATTGTGCTCCAGTGTAGCGTATTTGGGTGGGCTGCCTTTTGACTTAAACAGCCCCATATCCCCAAAAGCAGCATTGCTCTCTGTGCTTTCTTTTGCATCAGGCAGAGCAGTCGTGTCATACAGATTGTATTCGACATAAAATTCTGTTTTCATCATGGTCTCCTTGCCGGTTCTTTCGCCGTAAACTTGCAGGTAAACCCTTTATAATCAGCGCTATCCTGTGTTATCTTCTCGTATTCATCAGAGACGCTGGATATATAAGCAGTGTATTCGTAATAACCAGGATCTGACGGCAGCGAAATAACATGGAATGGGACGGGCTCTGTAACCTTATCCCAGAAACGTTTATATACGCCATCCGGGAACGAGCTGCTCTTCCCGACCGTCATTGTGTAATTAAAATACACGCCTATCAGTTCACGCTGGAGCTCTCCTGTTTCAACCCTTTCGGCGAATTTGTCGAGGAAATCCGCGTTTCTTTTTATGGACACGATGGGGATGTTAAAATACTCCCCATCTATGTATATGCCGCGTGTAAAAATCATCCTCCGATCACCTCCAGATCATATCCTTGCCTGCTTGCTTCCGATAAGAAATCCTGCAGTGTAGCTTGCGCCAGATCTACCCCGTTTACCTGCAAGACGATCCTTGCCGTTCTAAATCCGCCGCCGCTCTCTGCCATAACCTCAGCTACAGCTTGTTTGATTGTTCCTATCGGCGCTTCGATGTTGGTCTGCCCTGCCCGCTGGTCGCCCAGAATCGCCAAGAACGGGTTGCCACCACGGATTACCGAGCCAGATGCAAGAGCCGGGATATCCCGCAGGGTACGAGATGCAAAGCTTTCGTTTATGGCATACGGCTGCGTGGACATTGTTCGCGGCTTCGATGATCCGCCACCAGTAAATGCGTTTTTGATACCGCTGCCGATGTTCTTGATTTCCTCTATAACGCCTGCAATCATGTCGCTAACCCATGTAAAGAAGCCGGACAAGAACGCCTTTATAGAATCCACGACGCCTTCTACTTTGGTTTTAAAAATCGTGAAGATTTCCTGCGCGGTATTCCATGCGCCCTTCCAGTCTCCATCAATCAGCTGCTTAACAACTTTTACAAACAGACGAAATACAGTTTTCATGATGTCAATAATACTTTTTATCTTATTCCAGAAATCTTTGAACGTATCCCAAGCAACCGCCCACGCCTCTTTCCAAAATTCTAAACAATCGTTTATAAACGTCATAAAGGTTGTAAAACCGTCAACAATCGTCTTAATTCCAAGTATAATAAACTCTAACAGCACCCCTAATCCTTGCACCAAGAATGGCACTGCGTAGGTCATAATCCAGTCAACAATCGGTTGCAAAATACTCTCCCAAAAAGATTTTAAAATATCCGCAACCAACCCAACTCCTCTTATTATAGCTTCCCAAGCCGGCAGAAAAGACTGCGTAAGAAGCTCTGATATTCTAGTCCCGATTCTGTCGATAACTGGCTGAATGTGTGTATTCCATGCGGTTAAAAAATGGTTGACAACCTCTGAAAGCCCGCTCGTTAAACTATCAAATAATGGCTTTATATGAGCGTCGTACATTGCATTCAGGCTATCAAACGCTTTATCTACAGCCGTCTTAAATCCTTCCAGAACGGTAGCTGCGCCACCTAATAACCCCTCCAGTGCAGTCTTGAACCCGTCAGCATTTTCTGCAAACGGTACAATAAGCATTTGTAAAAAGTCCCGCCCCAGTTTAAGCGCAAGTTCAGTCAGCCCCATAGCTGCATCCGCAATGCTTCCTATCAGCGCCGATACAAAGCGGATCCCGTTTTCGCTTGCAAATGCTTCAAATACATAGGCTATACTTTGGAACAAATCCGCCAGAAGGAGGTTTATATCTGCCCCCACGTTAAATGCGGATATCAGGAATTTTTTTATCCGGTCGGTATTGTTTTCAAGATAGTCCCCCATCCCGCCGATTAAAGCCGCCGCTAGAGTAAGCCCTATACTCGCCAGTGAGCCGGTAAAGGAACCCAACATATACATAAAAGTTTTAAGGAAGTTGTCAGCAGCCCCTACAACCGCAGGATCTGACCATATCTCTATCCATGCATCGCGGATTTGCTGAAGCCCATTTTTGATAATATCTAAGCGGTATTCAAAATCACCCAAGCCATCCCAGAAGCCTTCCGCAAAAGCATCTTTTAACTCTTTTACATAGTCAAGAATAGGTTTCAGATTCTCCAAAATCCCATCAAGCCAAGACTTCACTCCTGCATCAATAGGGACTTCCTCGAACATGTCTTTCGGCTGTGTTCCACCTCCACCGCCGCCGGAATCATCCTGCTTTTGCAGCACATCCAGGTCGTCAAATTTTGCCAGAGCTCCGGCTGCCTTTTTTGCCGCAGCTGCTGTTCCATTCAGGGAATCGTTGTAAGAATCCTGTATCTTTTTCGCTCGGATGAACGTGCTTTTCCCGCCAAGGATGGCAATAAACTGCGCCACATATGTTATTGCCCGCGCTATTCCGTTTATAAGCGCATTGAGATACGGAATTACCATCTGGACAATTGGCGCAAAGGCAGCAGCAAACGCATTCCCAAGTGTAACCAGTGAATTTTTTAGAGACTGAAATGAATTTGCCAACGGAGCAGAATACTTTGCAAGGTTTGAAAACCCCTTTTGCATTCCAGCTACCATTGCATTAAATGCTTTTGTAATCCAGTTGAATATCAACAGCGATAATGCGATTCCTTTCAGCCTTGACGCAAAGGTGCCGAACAGCCCCGCGCTTTTTTTCGCGCCGGACGAAGCTGTTTTAAATGCTTTATCGGCAGAACGCTTCATCCGATCGAATTCTTTTTTGATGGGCTTCTGCTTCGCGTTAAGTTCTGCCAGCCTGCGCTTTGAAACATCTATGTTCCCAGCAAGCTGTGACGCCTTTACAGACATCTTCTGAAATTCTTCTGTATCTTTTGGGGATACAAACGCGTTACCGGATGCTTTCTCCGCGTTTATTTTTTCCTTGATTTCATCTACTTTTTGAGCCGCTTCATCCAGTTGAGCCTTGTCCACCTTCGGGGTATACGCCTTTCCACTGTTCTCCATCTGCTGAAGCTTTTCTTTCAGATCATCTACACGGTCGGATGCGGCTGCAACCTGTTCATTTAGTACGTCCCATGCGCCGCCGGTTTGAGGTACCCCCATGTTTTCCCAGTCTGTCTGACGTGCTACAAGCTTAGACAGCTCTCCTTGCGCCGCAACGAGGTCTTTCTGTAAAGCTTTATACTCAGACGTTGCCGCCCCCTTTTGTGACATACGGGCCTGCAGTTTTGAATACTCGGATTCTGCCTTTTCTAACTCTCTTTGTAATTCTGCAAATTTTTCTGTCGGGATTTTCTTTTGCGAAAATTCTTCCATTTTGCGATTGAGAGAATCTAAAGCTGCGCTGTCTTTTTTTATGGCATTAGACACGCGCATCATCTGGCTGTTTAAATCTTTTGTTTCAATTTTTGTGTTTATCCGTATCGAACCGTCATATTTCGGCATATCAGCATCCTACCTTGATCCATTTCATAAAAGCGTCAACGTCTTCCTGTTCCTCTTCTGTCAGTTCCTCTTCCCGCTCTATTGCAAATATTTGTTTCTGCTCCTGCAATGCCTGTTTTGCACGCGTGTCCATCTTAGGGTCTATTTTCTGCTGCCGGATGGCTATGACGTTCGTGTATGCGCATTCACCGAGCGTGGACAGCAGTCCCATGAACGCCCAGTAGTGCATATCAGACCGGTTCAGGTCGATTCCGTACTTCTCCAGAAATGCTGAATAGATGCGCCACTGGTCTATGTCAAAATCTGTTACCGGAACTTTGTCCTCATCCTTCGGGCGGTTGTCGGTATACCACCCGCTCAGAAACCACCTAAGGCCATCCACGGCAGTTTTTAAATCGGGTAAAGAAGAAGGGCTGCCGTCCCCATCCTCTGACGGATACAGCAGCCCCAGCGCTACAGCCAACCTTTCATCGTCTGACAGGTCCGGATCTTGCAAAGCCTGTGAAATCTGGATCCCTGTCTGGAAGGCTTCGTCTATGCGGAAACCCTCATATTCTGTTGGGAATTTATCAAGCAGCACATTCCACATTTAATTGCTTCGCGCCCCTTTCCTGTTCGGTCTGTATTTGCTTGTGATTTTCTGATTTCGTTCAGTGGCGAAGCCCTGAAGAATCGGTATGATCTGGTCTAAAAAGTCCGCGATAAGCTCCATTCCCGGGGATTCCACGTCAGGGAACACCTTTTTGCAACACCCGCTCCCAAACAGAGAATCCAACTCAGCGCAGGCCTCTTTGCATAAAGCGTCATACGCCCCGAAGCGTTCCGTGAAATCACCGGAAGAATCATTAGCAATCCTATCGGCTTCCTCGTTTTTTGCATTCAGCCATGCCACAAAATCGTCAAAACGCTTAAAAAAACTGTTGTCAGAGATGTTGACCGCAATATAATCGCCGTTGTCGTTGACCTCAATGCGTTTGACGCCACTGTCTACTCGTAAACTTGCTGCTCCCATCTTGTCCTCCTTATTCCGTTAAAGCCCTGTCAGACGCGGGCGTCGCCGTGAATTTTCTTGTGGTTACGTTAAACGTTCCAGCTTCTCCGTCACCTCTGCCACCCAGAGTCAGTGTATCTGTCACGTTTGACCCTGCATCGCCACCTGTGCCACCTACACTCACAACGCAGCGACGGCGGACTGCCGGATATTCAGGTCCAGCGCCGGAAACTCTCACGCGGACATAGGATGTTATGGCATCAGCTCCGACGGGCAGCGTGTCTATCATCTTGTTAAACCAGTCCGTAAGATCCTGATCCTCTTCGTCTACGTTCTGCCTTTCAATTTCGATGGACGGCGTATAGGATTTAAGGTCAGTAGATCCGTTTTCCTGATTGATGTACTGCACCGTCTCCGTCTCGGGGTTCATTTCCTCTGTTAAAGAGGTAATACCCGTTCCCAGAAGCCGGTAGTCTGCCGCTGTCCCCTCAGAGCTCGTGTCCATTTTTACATCGACAAAATGTCTCAACAAATGTCTTTTCATCGTTTTATTCCTTTCTTAAAATTCGGGTTCGATAACATTTTTATAAAAAACCGTAACCGGTAGAACCCAGTCCTGCACGCCATTCTCCTGCGGCTGTGTCCCGTATGCGTTCCCGCGTGTTACCCGCTCAATTTTCCGCCCTGCGGTCAGATCTGGGTATATCGCTTTTTCGTACTCTTTCCCTTCAATCCCGGAGGGCTCGCGGCAAAGCCAGCGCCCCAGCGTGTCGAGAAATTCCAGGATAGTAATTTTCTGCCGTTCTCTTGCTCCCGTGGTCGAACGGTATACTACAAAGCAGGGATACCGGCATTCCTGATATATCCGCCCGAGTATATCTTCTTTTTCTGTATACACCAGCGCCCCGGAATCATTGGAAAACGCAATGCCATCCTCAGACCCGAGCTCTTCGAATTTAATTACTTCATCCGGATACAGCCCCGGAAACTGGTTAAGCAGCGACTTCATTGCCGCCGTCAAAACATCATAGCCGGTAGCATCATTCCCGATAGGTTCAGCCATTTTCCTCCACCTACTTCCCTAAGATTTCAAAATGCGGAATTATCGCATATGGTCCGCCCACTGACGATATAAGATAAACAAAATCCTTTTCGGTATTCATAAACGCGTAAAACCCTTCATATCGCCTGTCCGTATAATCTGCATCGTTCACAGGACTGTCCTCGTCCCATGCTCCTACCATAAAAAAATCTGTAGACGGATTAAATGTAATGCTGTCGGGCAACAAATCGTTGACCTGTCTGTTCCATTCCTTCGGCGGAAGCCACGGCAATTCTTTTCCGACGGTATCAACAATAATTTTTCTCCCGTTCTTGACCCCGAACGGGATATGTAACTGTGCGTTATCTGTACTGTCTGGACCGTACAGCTTCATAATCTGCCCCCGGTCAGTCTCCAGATGCACGCCGGAAAGCACATGAGGATACCAGATGGCGGCGGTGCTGGATTCGTAAAAATTGAATATTGTCACTATCGCATCATTCATCGGTATCCCTCATTTCACAAAGAGCTTCGTTAAATTTATCCGTAAACGCCCGGATTCTCACGATATTTCCCATGCATTCCTCTGGCACAGAACCGTAAAAGATGATCGTCTCCGGCTGCAACCGCCTCACCATTTCTTCATACCCTGCCAAAAACAGCGCCTTTTTTTCCTTGCTGTTCATGCAGCCAACAGAAGATACCGCCACCGTTCCACCCTCTGGCTCCCCATCGAAACACCAGTCATAAGAATCCGGTGTACTCCATGAGATGGTTGGGATAACTTGTATTCCTGCCTCCTGCATATACGCCGCACACCAGTGTTTGCGGTAGTGGTTGTATATCTGCATGACCTTAGGAAAATCTGTATAGGTAGAGAAATCCGGAGACATTACATAGCGGAATCTTTGAAGCATCGGGATATACCGGTCTATGTTTGACCACAGGCGGCAAAACTGGTAATCATCCAAAAAGAAATGAACGCCTTTTCCCTCGCAATCCTTGGTACTCTTTGCATAATTGAATCCGATCCAGTCACAACCGCCCTCATAGGCTACTGGCTCTATCTGCGGTATGCCATATTCACCCACGCCGTCAAATAGCCGGCGCTCCAGATTTTCATAATTACGGCAGTTTCTATAATTCATTATGAATACCAATACTTTCCACGTTTTGATTTCCTATAATACCGTTTTCCGTCAACTATAATTTCCAATTTTCCAGAATTGGCGGCTGATGTTAGAGCCGATGCAAGCTCCCGCTCTTTTCTCGCCTTTACATTCTTATCGGATTTGTTTCGCAATTCTTTCATATAGGAATCTATAGAGCCTCTTGCATCTGCAGCTTTGCCCGCTAAACTTCCGCTTCTTTGTCCTTGTGTAAGCCTCGCAGGGCCGCTTACATATGGATTTACAGCAGCCGCGGAAGCTTTTAATGCTGCGGTTGAAAGCTTTGCCATTTCGTCAATAGCGTCTTTTTTTTCTTGACTAGACAGTTCAAAATTGTTTATTTCCTTAGAATTGCTTAAAAACATTCTTTTTATAATGTCTCCCATGTCCGTAATAGAAGCATCATTTGCCCGTCTAATATCGTCTTGATTTAAGAATTTGAATATGCTCATACTTCTTCCGCCATATTCAAGTTTTGTTCCCGAAACCAGACCGCCTGCTGCACCGCGTCCGCCCATATAGTTACTCCTTTTTTTGACTGCTTAAATCCCTGATTCACTCCGGTTGCCGCCAGGCCCAACACTGCGCCTACATTCCTTTCTGTAATCAGAGCAAATCTAATTCCTTGAAAACAAATCCGGTTCGTCTTTGTATGCTTTTTTCTGCAGCTGGTATTCGGTTCCCAAAATGCTAACGATCATATCCTGCATATAAAATTGGTATCCCTTCTTCTGTTCTTATTCCCATGAGATACGGCGCCGCCGTACTCCACAGAAGCTTATTTATTTCCTGCTCATTCCCTGCCGCCTGATACACTGCGCTCCATGCCTTTGCGCCGTTCGCAATCTCAGAAGGTGATGCGTATGATATAGATTCTGAGCCGGAAGAGCGAGAGGTTATCACTCCCGAAGTAACACCGCCAGCCCCGCCGGAAGATGTCCCCCCGGCGGAATACAGCGCTTGCTTCTCTGCCAAATCCAGTTGATATAATTTGTCACAGACCGCGCACACGGCCTTCTGTACCTTTGTCGCCGCCCTTTCATCAGACGGTAAGCCGTCAGCCAATCGGTCAAAGGTTATTGTGTCCAAAAAGTCACTGGCACGGTCTGCGATACGGTCAAATTCATCCGACGGGATGACATTCCCGTGATAGGTCTGTTCATAAAATGTAAATGTGGTGTATGCCATCTCGTCAGCCTCCTTATCTCTTACTCTTCCGTCTTGTTTCCCCCGAAAGCGGTTCGCCGTCAGTATTTAGGGGTGTACTGGCGGCCATCAACCCCCCGCGTTTACGGTAATCTTCGCAATGGCATCCAGGTATTCCGCGAACAGCACAAGGCCGGTGATCGCAAACGCCTCCGACACGGCGGTGTTGTAGTTGCCCTGTGTGTGGAAACCGATCAGATTGGTCTCGCCACTGGTGGTGTACACAAGGCCGGCTTTTGCAAAATCGCTGTCGTTGGGGTCGATGTAATACATAACGATGTTTTCCACCGGTGTAGCGATTACCGTATCAGCCGGGATCTCGCTGTCAGAAAGGAGGAAAATTGTATTGAACCCCATAAAATCCTTCAGGTACTGGAAGCCGAACTGATTCTGGATGGTGATGTTTGCTGCTCCAAGATACTTGTACACGTCAAGGATGTTCACAAAGCCAACAACCCCGGTGATGTTCCGGTGCATCTGCTTAAACTTGTTCTCAACCTTGCCCTTTGCCATCGCAAGTGCCATCTGGAAGGTTGTTTCCTCGGATGTGAGCGTTCCGGTTTTCAGATAGTCGTAAAACTTCTTTGTCACGCCCGCCTGAAGCTGATAGAGGAACTCGTCGTCAGTCATCTGGACAGCGTTGTCATAACCGTGGTCTTTGATTGCTTCAATCGAGACGGCCTTCGCGTACTTCTCGATGGTCATTTCCTGATACTTCTTTTCCTTTACGGTAAATTTGCTATACGGGATATCCTCGCCTTCGCCTACTGCACCATCCTCGAGCGTACCTTCCGCGTATTTACTTTTCAGCACTGCGCCGGGCTGCTTCTTGATGGGGCGCATAATCCCCAAGATTTCCCGCAGATGCTGCCAGTTGCGTTCAAAACGCGTAACAAAGTCCAGCTCTCTGGCTGTTACCTGTATATCTGTTGTTCCGATTATATTGGCCTTTGCCGCCATAATTGCCCTCCTGCTTTAATTAAATAAACTCATGTTCGCAGCAATTGCAGCCTGACGCTCAGAAGCATCCTTGATGCTCATAATCTGGTCTTTCGTCAGCGCGCCGCCCTGCCCCTGCTTATTTGTCGGCTGTGTAAAGCGTGCCTGATTCTGCTGTGCTTTCTGCTGCTCATCGTCAACAAATGCCGAAGCGTCCTTTTCCTTCATCTGGGTTATGAGGTCATTCAGTCCGAGGATTTTCCCGTCTTTCAGCTTTAATCCGGCCTCCTTGACTTCTGCCATAATTGCGCGTTTAGCCGCTTCGCTTGAGAATTTAATCCCTTCAAACTCCGTCTTTAGAGCGTCCGAAAAATCTCTCTCATACAGTTGCGCCTGTGCGTTTTTCTCGGCATCCTCTGCCTTTTTCTTCCAATCGGCCAAATCCCTCTGCATTGTTTCAAGGTCAACGCCCTCGAAGCCTTTCAGTGTGCTTTCTGCCGTCTCAGCTTTTCCTTTCCACGTGTCCCGGTCAGTCTCAGCCTTTCCCAGCTTCTTTTCATGTTCAGCTTTCGTGACGTAATTTTCCGCCACCTTTTTCGTAAGGCTTTCCTTTTTGTCCGCCGAGACCTCAATTCCCAGCTCTGTCAAAATTGCTTCAATATTTTGCATCTTTATCCTCCTAAACGTGATTGATTAACCGCCCGTCAGCGGTATGGATTAAGCCCGATAAACCACGGGCGGGGTAGTTGTGGGAAGGGGAATTGAACCCATGACACACGGCTTATAAGGCCGCTGCTCTACCTCCTGAGCTATCCCACAAAGCGCCCGAGATAGCGAACCGGGCGAAAAGCGTAATGATCGGCGCTGTCTAAACAATGCACCTATACCGTGCGCCGGGGCTTGAACCCGGCTGCTTCCATGCACGGTGGCAAAAACAAAGAAAGATGGGATGGATTTTCCTGCAATTACGATTTACAGGATTGCACACAGACGGAGTCGAACCGCATTTTCAACCTTCCCGCAAGGCTGTGTGCTGTAAAGGAGGAAATACAAATACAAAAAAGAGCCAGCAATCTGTAAGAAATCCTTACAAATCACTGGCTCTGCGTCTGGCGTCTGGCACTTAACGGGCGATAGGTTCTACTTTCCCGTTTTCAATATTCACGAGGCTGGTCATTTTGCATTTTGGACAAAACACCGGAAGATTATGCGCTGTCGTATCCTTGCGGAATGCTGACCGCGTTTTGCTATTACAGACAGGACAGTATACCCTTTTGATATCCATGATTATCATTCCTTTCCATAGCCTTTAATACATTTTACCAAACAAAAAAAGCTATGGCGTACCCATGTTTAAAGCAAAAGCGGCAGGTTTACCCGCCGCCTTTACTCACATCATCTTTCGTAATTTTTCGATATACCGCGAAATGGTCTCCCGTTCTTCTCGGCAGTCCGCATCCTTTGACAGATCTCCAAGCTCTTCTGTTAGCGCATCCATGTGCTCTTCCAGAGCGGCCAGCATACGCCGCTTGCAATCCTCAGACTTGCCGTTGCGATAAGACTGCTTGTTTTCCATGTAATCATCATAAGGGTCATTGTTTCCGTTTCCACGGCTATAGTGCCCCTTTACATAGTGCTCCCCACGTCGCGCATAGGATGATCCATCGTCATAGGCCGTCATGCTCATTCCATCATCCCTGCTGTATCTCCCACGGCTGTCGCGTTTCCGCCTCTCGCTGTGGTCTCCTGCCTGGCTATATCCGCCTTCCATTTCGTCGAGAACGGCGTTATAATAGCCCTCTTTGCACTTCCAGTATTCCACATTTTCCATGTCTTTCAGCATGTCGATAAGCTTGTATGCAGTTTCAAGGTTTCCGGTGTTCAGACCTTTTTCCGCGATTTTATCCAGCTCTTCCCGGATGTTCTGCATCAATTTGTAACTCATGGTCTGCCCTCCTTAACCGCAAACCCGAACAGCTGTTATGTTCGGATTGTCTACTAACACAGGAATTGTCCCTGCGTTTTTGATGGAAACGTTTTCACAGCATCCACAGAACACATCGACGTATGTCTGGGACGATGCGTTAAAATACTGCTCTACTGCCGCAGGGGTGGCACGCATCACCGTGCCGCCGAGGATTTCCCCATCTCTGGCAATTCCCAGCGCCACTTCTCCTACCGTTTCCCCAGTCGGTACTGCGACGTTTCCGGAAAATGTGATCAGATATCTACCGGGCTTTACAAGCGTTATCTGCGCGCTTCCAGCCCTGTGTCTTTCTGCGCATCCGCCCTTTGTTGCCACTGCCGAAAACGGGATGGACTGCCCTACTGGGACCGTGACCGGCGTTGTGTTTACTAACTCAATCATTTTATTCTCCCTTCATTTCAAAAGGGGCAGACGTTCTCAGCCTGCCCCTTTTTGTGAATAACGGCATCAGCCGAACATCATGGCAAAATAATGCCACGAAGATACTCCGTCTGAAGTTTTAACATCCGCATCCCGTGTTGCCTCCGTAGCCACATCCGGCGCCAAAGCTAAAGCCTGTCGGGTTTACGATGGACGTGTACGGGGACATGACCGGATAAGACGGCACGGGTGTAGGTCTCAAAGCATTTAAGATGCTGTTTGTCTGTGCGTTGTTAGACAGCTGGAGCTGTGCGGACTGTAACTCGGTCTGCAAAGACTGTATCTTGTCCTGTGTAAACAGGTCGATGATGCGCTGTGTTCCGGCGTTCTGCGCGTCAATTACATCGCGGAATCCGTTGTTTACGGTATTCTGTAGGATGTTTGTCTGGGCTGCCATGTTGTAGTTTACGCCAGCAATAGCCTCACGGGTATCGCAGCAGCATTGCTGCATCTGATAACCCAGATTTGACAGGTTGGCGTTTACGCCAGCAAGGCCGTTGCAAAGCTGGCCGGAAAGGTTCTGGATCCCGTTTTCGATTCCCTGCGTGGAAAGCGCTGCGTCGATATCGGCACGGGTTGCATAACCCTGAAATGCAGGAGAATTTGCTCCTCCACCATTTCCGCCCCAGCCGCCGAAGCCGCCCCAGCCAAACATACCGAAAATCAGGAAAAGGATAATCCATGCACCCCAATCTCCGCCGAAGCCGTCATTTTTTCCTGTGCCGCCGGTTAATACGGCAACATCAGAAGCGGTTAAACCGTCTGTCATAGTAATTATCTCCTTCGATAATGTATTTACAAAACCGTGTGCACCCGGTTGTGTACTATTTAAAAAAGCCTTTAAACATTCCCTGCATCTGTTGTGCCATCTGCTGGGCTTGATTTAACTGTTGCTGGTTTATTTTGCCAGACTGTAAAAGTTTATTGATTTCCTCCTGTGGATTCCTGCCCTCCATCTCTTTCCGGAATCGTTGGAACTGTTCCAGCATTCCAGACATCCTGTTACCGTTCAGGGCCTCAAACAAGGGATTCGCCATGCCTGCCTCCTTCTGGCTTTGTTGCCGTTTCGAGATAACTATACAGCTCTTCGTATTTGCTTCTCAAATCGTCGTATTCTTTTCGAGTGACGTATTTATCATCTAAGTTTACTTCCGCCTGTTTCTGCTGATCTTGCGTGCCAACAGTGACCTCTTTGTAAGCAAAGGTTCGGAGAGCCGGCATCCCGGCGGCATCGGTAGTCTTTATATAAAAATTAGAGTTTTCGGAATCCATCAGAAGGACGCTTGTATTTGGAGCGACAAGATAAGATTTAGCTCCAGCCTCGCCTTGCACCCACAAAATCCCCTGATTTACCTGTTGCGTCTGCTGCGGCTGCTGATATTGAGCCTGCATCTGCGCCAGCCTGTCCATCTGCGGCTGTAATGGATTTATTTGTCCATACTGATACGGATTATAGCCATACCCTTGATATGGTAATGCCATGCCTGCGCCTCCTATGACTAATTCAATAACTTTCTATAGCTAAATTATGGCATAAAAAATAAGCCTCTGACAGTTCATCAAAGGCTTACAAAAGTATCAAATCAGCATACCCGTATTATCTTTTTGTTTATTCGCTGGCTCATTCTTTTCACAGTGGACACGCTCACGTTCATCATCTCCGCACATCTTTCCAGCTGGATATTCTGCGTCCGTAATTCAAAAAGCTGCCGTTCATCAGGTGTAAAATTGCAGTATTCGCGGAAAAAATCCAACTCAAATACTGTAAAATCACATACCTTCAAAATTACTCCCCTTATTGTGTTATTGTGTCTGTGCCAGATTAAGATGTATAGCCTGTATCGTTTCCATAGCGCCTATCTATCGCTCCCAGTAGTATATCGGGATCTCCTGTCCGCTGTCCCATGTGTCCCAGTAATGCCCATCCTTGACGCACACAACGTGCCCGTCTATCCCGAGCACATACGTCCCTGCTGGATGGTCTCGGCAAAAATCATCTACCGTGTAAACATGCTGTCCGTGGTCGTCTACGATATACCGGCGGAATCCGTTCTCGCGCAGATACGCGCCCCAGACTCTATTAGCACTTGGCATGTCAGACAACGAAAAACCATACACGGACAAACCTACATAAACTGTATCCCAATCTTGCCCTAAAGCCTTGCACAATGCGCGCACAGTGCAATCCCCTACTCTTTGCCATTTCGAGGGGTTTGGATTGTAATATTCAAATCGGTTCGTTCTCCGCATATCTTTTTGCCCCTTTATTTGCTGCCTTTTGCTGCGGGTATCCAAATCCCGCTAATGCATTCCGATCATACTGCGGCTGTAATCCATGTTCTTCGCAATACTGGTTATAAGCCCTGTTCTGTCCCTGCAATCGGTAAGCCAGCTTATCATATTCCTGCTGGAGCTTTTCCCGTTCCGCGCCGGACGCCCATGCAAGCTCTTCCTGTTTTACTATCAACTGTCGTTTCGTCTTTCGGATTCCGCGCTCCATAGCTCGCTGCTTCTGGCTGTCCTCATACCGTTTTAGATTCTCAGCATCGGTAATTTTATTTCCGCTTCCATCCAGCAGATTTCCTTCTGCGTCCCTCCACAGATTCCGCATCCGCTTGTCAAACAGCATATGCCCGTGACGACAGTTATAGCCATGCATCCCTCTCATATCCACAACCCTGCCTTCTCCCGTGGTTAGATCAATATCATACCCCGTCGATTCCAGCAGGTTCGGATATCCAGGCTCGCTTCCGTCAATTTTAAATACACGGCCCTGCCATTCGTCATGACCTGCAAGCAAGGGCTGCCCGTCGCGCCTTACTCTTGCCCCGAGGTGCGCAGAGGTTAACACATACTCTGTTCCGCTGTCCACGATATACCTGTTTGTCAGCTGCGCCGCTGTCTGGTTCATTGACGTCACTACACAGCATCGTACCGCAGATTCCAGCGTCCTTCGCGTCCCTGTCGGGTAATCCACCATAACGCCGCGTCCCGCATACGCATCCAGCACATCCGCTATGGCTGCGGGATAGCTTTGCACTCCGCTTGCTACCCTTACATCGGCTTCGTCGAGCAGCGACACAAGGTCTTTTTGGCTTTGTTCCAGCGTCGTCCTTGTGAGGTTCTTCAACTCCGCCCGGCTTTTTATGTACTCTGCTTCAATAACAGCCATATATCGTGCATTTTCAAGCGGAGACTGCGCCGCGATACCCATTTCTGACAGTGTAACCGCATCATCTTCCCACGATGTCAGCACGGCACCACGCAGGAGCTTCCGCAGTTCTTTTTCGCTCAGGTCTGTCAGTTCCATGATACGCCGCTGTATCTCATCCTGGCTTTCCCCCAACTGCTCCAGCCTGTACAGCAACCTGTCCGCCGTGGCTGTGATTTTCCCGGATTTTAAAATCCTTCTGGCGATATCCCGCAGGATAAAGTTTTCCAGCCGTTCATAGAGTTCTAATATCCGGTCAGCTTTCCCTTCAAAATACTCTGGTCTCAGCATCACTCTTTCCCCACCGTTTTTCTCACAAGATTCAGCCAGTCGTCTTTATGCCGCCTTTTGGCTTCCTCGAACCATTCAGACGTTGTTCCCGGCTCGTGATATTTAATCCGTCTCTGCGTCGGGCTTTTGCTGGGAGGGGATGTCCACCCTATGATGTTCCCCTCTGCGTCTTTAAGCGGGATATTCGGACCGTACACAACGCCCTTGTACAAATAATGAGCATATGGCGTGTCATACTCAACGATGCCGCCGTATACCCCGTCTGGATATCTTACACTGTTTCTTAGTGCACCCTGCCGGAATGGAACGAAGGGGGCGCTGTCCGCCACTACCTGCATATTCAAAAGCTTCTGGGCTTCCAGCAGATTATCGTCTATGCGGGACGTATCGAGCTTAATCTCCACGTCCCCAACTTTCGTATCCAGTTCCATTCTACCACCTCCCGCATTTTATGGCGTACCCTTATTTCATCTTTGCGTATCCCACGCTCATCCCCGCTTCCGCATCGTTTGCCACGGTCGTTGTTGGGCTGTATGTGCGCAAGGTTTTGTAAGCAGAAAGCTCTTCGGCGGTTAGATGAGTTTCAACAATATCAGCCAATTGATATAAAAACATCAGTCCATTTTCTACCGCCCACTGCTTAAAAGTTTCTGTATCTGGGTATTTTTGTGCCTCAACGGAAAAATATACAATGTTACCCTGCGCGCTACCTAGAAATATTTCCCCCAACGTGCCAAAGTGTTGATAAATTCCAGCAACGAAACAATTGCTCATAATTACATCTTTCTTGCCTGCTGTACCGATATGCACAGGAATATTATTTAACGCAAAATAATTAACATCATTCGTGCTCAAACCACTTTTAAAGAAAGCGTCTTTCGATGTAATTGTTTTTTTACCGATCCTCTGCACATACACTCCCTTTTTAAAATCAACCTCGTCGCATACCCACTGCTGTCCGTCTGCATCTGTGTAGTTTCCGTCGGATGATACCGGGATTCCAGGCAGTCCGTTTGGTGTTGGAATAATGAGCGTCTGGGCTGGCTTGTAGGGTTCGTAGGAAGTAGCATTCATGGGGGTTCTGGTTATCATCGCCTTGACCTTGCCCTTGAAGGCTGCCGTAGTCCGAAGAAATATTCGGAATTTATCTCCATCCATTATTTCTATTTGTTCCGCATCTGTTCCGACGGAATACCCCAATACAACATTTTTCCCTTTTCTCCATACAACGACATACAGATATACATCCTGTGTGCCTGAATAAATATAATATTTTCCCGCTGTCATCAACGCAAATTCATCATACCCGCTTTCAACGTTGCCATTATTCCGTCCAACAGCATAAATATCTGTTTTCCTGTCAACATCAACTTGCACACCATCCGCAAAAACCTCAAATCCCTTACCCTTCTGCCCCACCTCAAACGGCAGGAGGTTTGTCCCAGTAACCGTAACCCCTATTTCCCCGCTCTGCCCCGTGCTCTCTATCTCCTGCGGGTACTCCGGTGACGGGGAGGGCTTGCCGCCGGTGTAAGGCTCGTAATTGGATGCAGTTGGATATCTTTTGGATATAATCGCCTTAACCTTGGTTTCAACGTCTTCTCTACATCTAAGCAATATCCGAAATTTATATCCAGCAATTACTTTAATTTTCACAGCAGCTCCAATTGTGGAAACTCCCAATATTAAATATTTCCCATTTACAAATGTAGTGACAAGTAATTCCACATATTTGCTGTCTGAATAAATATAATATTCTCCCGGTGCTAATAACGGGAAATCGTCATATGAACTTTCAAGCGCAGCGTTTGGTCGTCCAACTGCATAGATATCGGTTCCTTTTTTGCAGGATATCACTATCCCATCTTCAAATACCTCAAAATTTATGCCCTTTTTCCCTACCTCAAACGGTAATAACTGTGCCCCAGTCGTGTTCATCTGCGTTGATTTGCCGTACAGGGTAAGGGATTCCAGCCCACGATTCCCCTTTGAATTTTCCAAGAGGGCGGGGTTGCCGGTAACGACTGTGAGCACAACGCTGTACGCATCGGCTACCAACACCAAGAAATGCTCCTCTCGTGTCACAGGTGGAAAGACTGTCCCTTCCCCGTTGGCAATCGCCGCCCAGTAATATTCTAATCGTGTCACAGGCGCAGGGATGCTTCCGTCCCATACTCCTGCTACTTTTGCCATGTAATATTGCAATCTCGTGACAGGCTGCGGGGTGTTTCCGGAATAATCCCCTGCCATAGTCGCAAGGTAATATTCGTCATTAGTCACAGGCTTGGGCGTCTTGCCCTCATATGTCCCTGCAATCTTCGCAAGATAATACTCTTCTCTGGTTATCGGTTCCATTACTCTCTCCTTATTAGCAGCAGCTTCGCGCCCTATATATGCGTCTTAACAGTCTCCTAATATCCAACATATCTGTCTCTGTATACACACTCAAGACCTTTAATGCCATATACCTTCGTGTCTTTCGCCGTCTCTCCCATTCAATCATAACTTCATCGACTGCTCTTTCTATTTTTTCATAGACTTCCCGCAGCATTCTTACAATTTCTTTGACCGCGTTTTCTACATTTTTCAAAGAATCAAAGAGTTCATTCCAGCGATTCTCAACGCGTCCGATGTCTCCGATCCCCTGTCCTACAATCGCAAAATCCATGCTTATTCCTCCCCGAACAGCCCCGTTTCCTTTGGCTGGGCTTCCGTCACCATTGCCTTCGCATCGTCCTCTGTCATGCCCTCGAATTTGGCAAAATACATCCACGCGGGCACCTTGCCCTGCACAACATAGCTCCACCAGCGTGCCCTGTCCTCTTCGCGGTTGTACGTGATGTCGCCAAAGTCATACACGACCTCATAAACCCCGACAGGGGCAAGCGCGTATAAATCCGCATACACCGACATGGCATATATAGCATCATTCAGACACCTTTCCAGTTTGTCCCGCACGTCCTTAATAAACTGGATGGTTCGCTGCTGTTCCGCTTCCACGCCTGTCGCTGTCTGGATGCCGCTCGCTTCGTTAAAAACAAAATAGCCGTTAGAGAACCCGCATTTATACCCTATCTGGGACAGGAGAGCATTGATTCCGTCAAGGCGTGTGGCTGTGTTAAGCTGCGGTGAAATCTCCTGGTAAAACTCTTCCGGGCTGTTGCCGAACACGTTTTTCACATAATGCGGCAGCTTAACGTCTGGGATGCGCCCGTTAAGGTTCTTCCCGCTGTCAAACATCAACCTGTCATCCGCAAGGATGATCTTCTCGCTGTCATATATTTCCCCGGCGTTCCGGCTGTATGCGATGTCAAGGTCTTTCATTTCTTCGATGGCTTCTGCGTATATCGGCATTCCCAGCGGAGAGGAAAGATCTATGTTGTTTGCAGCAGGGGTGCGGAACACTCCGTACATGGGGGAATCAAGTCTTTCGTTCCCGCCCTTGAGAATCGGCGGCGTTTCCTCCAGCAGATCAGCCCACTTTGTCTGCTCCAGCGGGATAGGATCGCCGAGGGATTCGCTGCTCTTTGATACATATGCCCTGTTGGATATCACATACGGGTATATCACGCCCGCCTCCGTCCTCGTCTCGACAAACCTATGATACTCCAAGCGTGTATAAAACTTTTCGTTAGCCGCATAGCTGTCTTTAAACACAACGCCCGTTATATTCCCGTTATCGTCCTGCTCCGTCACGAAAAAGTCCAGAGGGGTAAACATATCAAGCCCGCCGCCATTAGGCTTTACAATGATCGTGCCATAAGCACAGCCATACTCTACCCAATGACGCATGCTATAATAGGCTTTATCAATCTGCTCCTGCAACCACGCCCCGCGTGCGCCGCCGTCAACCTGGATTTTAATCCCCAGCGTGACGAGCCGCGCCGTCTCGGAGCATACCGCCTTTGCAAAATTGATAGTCTTTATTCGATTATCTGCGTCTAACCAGTACGGCGTGCCGCGGTAGATGTTGGCACACTCTGCGACCTTTGCCATCATCTGCGCAGACGTGGTATCCTTTACCCTAAAATCTTTCTCAGCCTGCTTTTTAAATATCATATTAAACCACCTTTTGACTGTCTGTATAATTCCCATCTTTGCAATACCCCTGTGCCGTGTATTTGCCCCGTTTACGGCATTTTGCCGTTTGGTGTATATTCTTAGGCTGTGTTGCCTCTGCGGTTAAATTTAGATTCAAATGCATAGCGTGTAGCATCGATCGAATGGTTATTTGCATCCGGATAACCGCTGATGATGTTGCCGTCTTTGTCCCGGTCATATTCGTATTCGGTAAATTCGCGGAATACATTCGGTGTCCTGCGCTTGTCTATAACGATCTTTCGCCGCATCAGCCACTTCATTCCATATTCGATGCTGCCGGGTCCTTTTATTGCAGGCCGCGCCGGAAGTCCCATGCTTCGGTAATCGTTTATTGATTTCGGTTCGGCGCTGTCGCAGGTTATGTGGTAGTCCGTATAACCTTTTTCGTTGATCCAGTTTGCCGTTATTTCATTCGATTCTTTGTTTACATAATGTTCGTCTATAAAAAAAATCGTCTCGCTGTCCGCGTCATAATAACACCTGACAAACGCATACGCATCCGGATACCACCCATAGTCAACGCCCTGGTAAATCGTATCCATCCGGGCTATTTCGTCGTCTGTGATCTCGCGCAACTCAAGAAGCTCAAATACGTTTCCACCTGTCCCGACTGCGTTTCCTAGATACTCATGGTCGTATGCGCGCGGATTTGTGAGCCTTAAGTGCTCTGCGCTGTCAAAGAATTCATCTCCCAGCCACTCACGCGGCACACTTCTGTAGTCGCTTTTGTGGTTGTATGCCCGTCTATCCTCAATTTGCACATATTGATTCGCCCAGTTGTTACGATTGATCGGCGGATTAAATGTTTTAAACACGACATAATTATGACCGCCACGCAGAACTGACTGCTCCGCCATTCGGATCTCTTCTGGTCCCTTAAAGATGTCCAGTTCCTCGAACCAGAGATACTTGAAAAATCCTGTGGCCGCCTTAATGGATTTTGTCTTTTGTGCCTTATCCAGACCTCTAAAGATAATCTTTTGTCCTGTTGGCAGGTAAGTAAATTGCATTGGATTTACATTGCCGCGCCAGTAATCTGACACGCCCAGCGCATCTATCCCCCACTGGATCTGGTTATAAACAGAATCCCGCAGCATTGCGGAAAATTTATGGAATACTGCCGCGTTTGCCTCCGGGTTTTGCATCATGCCAAGCGGGAGCTCTACAGACACAAAAGAGGACTTTCCGGATCCTCGTCCTCCGTAAAGGTTATAGTACTCGTGCCGTCCTTCTTTTATGTCCTTATGCACTTTGTAAAAAGCCGGAGCAATTAAGTCTGTCAGTTTTATCCTTGCTGCCTGCTGTGCTTCCATTTAGTCTCCCTGCTTTTCTGTTTCCGCGTCTGGGATATCGTCAATAATCGTGACCTTCCCGGATGCCTCAACCTCCATCTGGTCACGCTGTCCTAACCACTGCTTGCCTAACCAAATAGCCATTGTCGGATTCGTCTCCGCATGCTTGAACTGAAGTCTTCGCAGGCTTGCTTTGCCCTTCTGGCTCTTTTTTTTATAAGTCTCCGCAAATCCCTCTTTGTACGTCCTCACACACCATCTCTCAACGGTGTCTTCGCTACATCCGATAACTGCTGCAATCTCCGCAAGTGTGCACTGAATCGAACATAAGTTCTCGAATACTTTTTGATCTATTGGTATTCTTTTTCGTCCGCCCTTATTTTCCATCAAATTCACCTCTTAACCAGTGCGATGTTAATTATATCCATGTTTCATGCTCCTATTCCCTCTGATTTTACCATTTCTTTCTGTTCACTTTGTGCCCGATTCATGCTTACATCCATCATGTGGTAAAAAAAGCCGCTGGTAACCGTAAAAATCTGTCCTGCTCTTCGCTGTAAAATTGGCTGGTAGAAATTTTGATTACGAGCCCCGTTGACAGTATGGCGCGCTGAAGCTTTTTCATGACGGCATTACAATTCATATCACACCCCCATACAGTTATTATTCTATTTTACCATTCTCGTTTCCTGATCCGCGTACCCCTTTTACACAATTGCATGTCCTTCCAGTATCATATAGCTGTTGTATAGATATATCGTTTTCCTGCGATACCCATAAAAATCTTTCCTCCCGATAGGGATGTTGCATATCTTTGAGATGTTGTCATACCCCAGCCCTGATGTCAGGCTAAAAAACAGATATTGCGCCAACTCTGCATATGCGCTTTCCGCAGCCAAAAGCAGCAGTTCCAATTCCCTCCCCTTTGCGTTTTTACACTTGTCCTCTATTTTTTTTACCTCATTGTATGTCAGACCGTAACCATTAAAGTATGTGTCCCTTGTTCCCACATTCCCCACCTTCTTTCTTTTTGCTTTATTTTTTTGTTACCCTATCCCAGTCCCGCAGGATTTATCTGTGTAGACAGAGGGAACCAGCACACAAGCTGGCGCGCCGGACGCTGTCCTGCGTTGTCTCGCTCTGCTTTTCCTGCAGCCGCCTGATCTGCTGCTCGGTCTCCCGGATCAGCTCACAGGCGTCTATGTAGTCGGATAAAAGTTTCTTATCCATCGGTGCCACCTTCTTTCTCATCCACTTTCTTACTTAAATATCAGTTTAATCTTCCAGCCACTTGTTATCAAAATAGCAAAATCCAATTACAGCACCTGCAGTCAGAGCTATCCATAAAGCCCAGAACATTTCATTCGCAACACTATGCGTACAACTGTCTAATGCTTGCTCAATGGTATAATCTTTGAAAAATCTGGAATTATACGAAATCGTTCCGTCCGATAACTTGGTATATACAGTCCCTGTATGCTTAGGGGATGTCCCGTAATACTTGTACCGTACCTTTACAAATTCCCCAGACTTCCAACTATATTCTCTCCCAGATTTTATTGTCTCTATGTGATTGTCCAGAGAATACGGGATTTTATCATACGGAAATTCGATACCACAAAACATAATATTTTCGGAATGTTTGCTTTCTCTGTCCTCGATTTCCCATTCATAGTATACTTCTACTTTTGTGTGCTTTTTACCTTCTGAATCTGTTTCTGTCACTTCTCTTTCATGGCGTTCATATCGTTCTTCTATCTTTTCAACATGAAGATATTCCCCGCCAATCTCATCAAAAGTCACTGTATCAACCGCTTGCAAATCTCCATACACAAAAGCATTTCCAACATTTGTGTCCATGCCATACCGAAATAATTCAGAGTCCTCAATATGCACTGCCTTCTGGTATTCGGCGTTCTTATCGTTCTGCATATCAGTTATTTTTCCAGATATAAAGAAACCGACTATTAGCATAACGGCGGCGATTGCAACGCTGATGATGATTTCGCGCTTGGTTATTTCCATAAGCTATTCTCCAAATAAATCCTGCGGTGCGTCAACTGGTGCTTGATAATCCAACCGCTGAAATTTCAAAACCTCATAGCCTGTCCAGTCGAGGAAGATTCTTGCTGGAAACTTCTTTACATACCTGTTATAAGCTGTTACGGATTTATTGTAATTTTCCCGGTACTGGGCAAGCATGTTTTCGGTAATAGACAATTCATTCATGAGTTGCTTATAATTCTCATTGCTTTTCAACTCTGGATAAGCATATGTAACTGCCGCGATCACAGTATTTACATCTTCTACACTGTTCCCTTCGCTCATTCCATCTGCAAGTCCAGTCAATGTTTCTGATTCATGCCGATCATACTGTTTTACACAGTCTGCCAGATTATAAACCAAGTCAACCCTGCGTTTCTCCTGCACTTTAATGTCAGATTCAGCGGTATAGACCGATTCTTCCAGACTGATTGCCCGATTCTGTACTGACTGCACTCCAAACACACACAACAAAACTACTGCCACTACTACTCCTACAATAATCAATGGTAATTTCCAATTTTTCATAGTTCTTTTCCTTCCTTTAAATGCTCATTTTCCCAATCAAGTTTCTGACCGCAATCAGCGCAATAATATCCTCTTACGTCATCAATTCCTACAATTCCGCTGCATGATGGACAAATAAAAATATCACCGGTCAATTTATCTGTATTTCCTCCGAGCAGTGGTTTCTTAGGTATTTGCTTTTCACAGGCCAAAATTGCACTCTGCAGAATAACAATATTCCTTTTCCCCGCATCACTTTTAGAAAACCCTGAATTGGTAATTACATCAATCCGATGTTCACACTCCTTTATGTGTTTCTCTATTTCAGTCATTGTTCCTCCTTCAAATCCTCACTCTGTTTCCAACACATTCAGTATCTTTTCCACTGCCTTGTCCCAGAACAGGTTTGCAAATTCTCCAACCGTACTGAACTGGTCGTCTCCATCAAAAAGACTTACTTCGTCACCATACGGACTTGCTGTCCCAATTTCTGTCAGAGTTTCGTATACCAAATCATCGACGGTTTCCTGTGTTCCTGCGTACTCACATCCCCTGTCCAGAAACTCTTGCAGATTCTCAATAGTTTTTTTTGGAATTTTTGCCATAATAATCCTTTCCGGCTACTCGCCTAAATACTCGCTTTTTGTTTTTATAAAATAAAACGAATCAATCACACATTCCAAAGAAAATCATAGCCAATACCCCAGCAAAACCTGAGAGTATTAACACATCTCCCATTCTGCTGGAGCGGTCCATACTAAACGCCAGAATAAATAGTATCAGCCAAGCCGCAGCCGCTATTATGCCCAACTTTCCTAAAATATCCTTTTTGTCCATTTTCTTATCCCTCTTTAATCAGGTCAGATTTTTTCGATTCTTCCCACGTCAGCCCTTCCAAGAGCTTCCTCCGTTAAATTCCAGTTTACCTGTCTATTATTTTTAAAATGCCAAACGAAAAGGCTACATATCCTTCTGCTAATCCGATAAATGCATCATCAAGCATATGTTGGTCGATTTTTACTCATAAGGAACACCGATATATTCCAATATTTCTTTGATGCCAAGACCACCTTTTTCAACAGACTTCATGCAGTATGCATATTGTTTTGGATGCGTTTCTTTCATACGTTGAAATCTGTTTGGTTCTTTTTCAAGGTGACACCCGAACATGCAAAACATACATCCTGTCCTATCTTCTCCTGACGTCCTGAGTTTTCCGTGGAATCCATCCAGAAACATTTGTCCATCAATCTCTTCGCATTCGTTGATTTGTCCATAAACAGACGCATATGGTATGTCATATTTTACGATGTACTCAAGAATATCCTGATCTGTCCAAAAAGATAACGGTTTCGATATTGGTCTCTTTGATTCGAACGCATTACATCCCGTTTTTAACCAGGATTGTTCTCTCATAAGGCTTTCAGAAGCCATCGTTCCCAAAAATGGTTTTCTTCTCGATTCCTTTTCATATTTCGAAATCGGTTTCTTTTTCATGACATCGCAGCATTCATGCGACACCTTAAATGGTGCATCAATCAAATATTTCCATTTCTTGCAATTAAATTTGCTTAAATTTCCGTGCTTGTCCACTGCTGTTCCGTCAAAATATTTTTTTACATACGCATGACCCTTTTGGGCATGGTTAATTTTTTCCGCAATAGACTTTGTTGTAACCGGATAACCATAGGTCTTTATTACTTCGTCAAACCGCATTTCCGGTTTTAAAATTTCAACGTCCGAATTGAAACAATAATATTTCGCAGATTTCACATCCCGGACAAACTTCTGTATCTCCGGATATTCAAGCCCCGTGTTGACGAATACTGTCGGAACATCCGAATACATAGAATCAACCAAGTGTTTCAGAACTGTACTATCCTTTCCGCCGGAAAAGCTTACATATACTAGACCGTTCCAGTATTCATACCAGTCCCGAATCCTTGTTTTTGTCATCCTGACCTTTGCTTCCAATGGCAATGCTTGCATCTGTTTTAGGTCTGAAGCTGTATGTTTGTTTTGATTATTCATCTTCAATCACTACCTCACAAACTTCTCCTTTCGATTTTTATTTACACCCTGCTGCCCCGCAGGAACGCATCCTGCAGCTCGCTCTTCCACGCCGGTTCTGCCTGCTCCTGCACACGCTCCACCATGTCACACTGGCAAACAATCTCTGTTGCCCACTCCCGAATTTGCCGAAGCCCATCTGCATCCGGTGCGATACCTGAACGCCGTTCGATCGAGAGCGCTAGCTCCCTGATCCGGTTATCTGCCGCCATCCATACCGGTTCGGCATCCGGCTGCGTTTTAATCCATATTGCCATCATTATTCTCCTGTCATAGTATTTTTGCATTCATTAAGTTTTTAAAGATGTACATCGGACATGCCACAACTATGCTGTTTCCTGCCTGCTTATAAAGCTGTGTGTTGCTGTTTACTTTTTGCGCTTTGGCAAAATCCTCGTCGTCAAAATCCATCAGTCGAAAGCATTCTTTCGGGGTCAGTCTCCGCACCCGCATTTCAGGCGGTTCACACACATAGTTATCTTTTTGCGTAGTCGTTAGGGTGTTGCATATTCCCTGTCTGTTCGGTTCTAATCTCTGCACCGTTGGCGCGCCTGGTGTCCTATCTGATGGATTTTCCGGATTGCGTCCCCGGCTTGCCACAATAAATGGCTGGCGGCCTCCACCCATGCTGCAATTAAGCGCAGGGGATAATCCGTCTGTATCATACACTCTGCCCTGGTTCGGATTATCTCTTGTTTTTTGTTGCATTATATTTGCAATCTGCCTTACCCGTATAAGGCTTTCGCTTCCGTCCTTGTAATATCTTGCCCGTATACAAGGCGACACGCCTTGCGTATCAGGATCATTTATCACCGCCCCAAAACCATTTCCGTTTTTCTGGTTTCGCGTTTTATGCTCCACCATTCCGTTTAATCGCGTAGGCGACACATAATATTTTTCCTCAACCTCTTGTTCCAATACGTCTTTAAGTTTCCGTTTAAGTGGCAAACTCTCTGGAAATTTAAATCCCCCCGTATCGACATTTTTCCGTATGCTGACGACAAATACCCTTTCTCTGTTTTGCGGCACATTATAATTTTTTGCATTTAATATTTCCCAGTAATTGTTATATCCTGCCTCTTCCAGGGATGTCAGTACTGTTTTAAATTCATTTTTAAATTTTTCCCCGGTCAGATTTTTTACATTTTCTGCGATTGCAACCTTTGGCATTGTTGCTTTTATAATTCTTAGTGCATCAAAAAATAGTCCTGATCTTGTCTGGTTCCCATTTGCATCTAAGAATCCCCGCTGTTTTCCCGCTGTCGAAATATCCTGGCACGGAAACCCATATGTAATCAGGTCAATATCTTTTGGCAGCTTTTTTTCATCAATTTTTTTGATGTCCCCCAAATTTAATGGCTCTGCTACATTATGGATTGCTGCATATGATCTTGACGCATATTTATCAATTTCTGAGTATCCGATCAATTTATATTCCGCTTCGATCCTGTCCAGCGCTTTCTCAAAAGCTCCGATGCCCGAAAAAAGTGATAATAATTTTATTTTCCCCATGTTACACAATTCTCCCGTTCGTATCCGCCAACAGTCTGTAGACCGATGCCACAAACCAGTCTGCGGCGTATCCTGCAAATAACATACCAGCACCAAACAACGCCATGTATGCGGCAATCTTAAGCAGGTCTTTAATATCGCTCTTACGCAGCTTCCACTTTGCTTCCCAGTCCTGCGCACCGTAATACTTTTCATACGCGGTTTCGACCATGTACTCACCCATGTAGCACAGTACATGTAATGCTGCCATAATCGTCATTACGATGCTGAACATGATCGCCATTTCGGCAAATATATCTAATAACTCACGCATCTACTTCCTCCTCCTGAGCGGCGCACATGCCCGCTCCCAGCTCTCTGCCCATCCATCCGGCTCCGCTCTCATAATCTCGTAGCCGTCTTTTGCCTTTACGCCGTGGTATACGCGGCTGGCTATGGTCTCGCGGGACATGCCCAGCAAATACATAAGCTCTTTTGCTTTGTACCGTCCCTGGTACTCATCGTTCTTGTACAGGTCGTACAAGATTATCTTTCGTCCCATTCCGCTTTCCTCTCTTCCTGCACCACTGCGGACTGTTTGCCACTTTTTGCTCGATAAGGCGCATGTCTGCGGTACACAGCCGTCGGTATCCGTCCTGTTTTTCCTTGCGGACCAGTACGCAGGATTCGCAGCCATCGCAGTGCGGCAGCGTTGCTTTTATCCTGCTCCTGTAGTCCCGCTGCTTCTGCCGATATGCTTCCGGATCCTCTTGCCTCCGTCTGCGTTTTAACAGCGCCGTTATGTCGGTCTCTGACATTACACAATCTGGATGCTGGCAGGCTTCGCAATCCGGATAGGCACAATCCTTTGTTGCTCTCATATCCGCCTCACTTCCCCAGCAAGGCAGCTTCCAGGCTGTCCATGTCGTAGTCGTGTTTCATAAATTGGTTATACTGGTCAACGCTGGTATGCTGCCGCTTTGGCGGTTTCGGCTTCTTGTACTTCTCTGGCAGATACTCGTCAAACTTCAGCTTCCGCAGGAAATTTTCAGCGTTCAAGATATATAGCGGCTGCGTGCCGCGTATCTGGCAGGCTTCGGCGTAGTTCTTCGCTGCTTGTACAAGATCATCCGCAGCTACACCCATCCGCAGGGTATTTAAGTATTCCACAGCTACTCCAGGCAGGTCTGCCCCTGCTTTCGGGTAAGCTGCAGCAAAGTCCTCAAACCGCTCTGGTTCCTCGCGCGATATTGTTTTGGATTCGTATTCGGATTGGATTGGATTACGGGGACTATTGCAATCACTTGATATCATCTGATTGCAATTGATATCATCTGATATCAGATTCTCACAATTGCTCTCTTCCGCTGGATATTTGCTTTTTTTTGCTCTTACTTGCTGGTGATCTCCCCAAGTTACCATGTGTAAGTACGGTCGTCCCTGAATGTTATATTCTCTGACCAAGCCTACAGACGTTAACTTCTGCAGGGCATCAGCGATGCTCTTGCATGTAATATCCTTTAGCGGAAAGCATGTCCCGCGGATAATCGCAGGTCTTCCGTCAAATCTTCCATAATCGTCACACGCTACGATCAAGCGGTAGAACAGGACTTCCTCGAACCAGCTCAGCTGGTCAATCGTATCTGATCGGCAGATACTTTCCTTTAAAATCCTGTTCGGCATCTTATCCGCCTCCATTCAGGCTCGCAAGCCATTCATCCATTGTGATCTGGTTCTTTTCCAACTCATTTTCCCGTGGCTTCTTATCTTTTCGCAGATACCGTTTCGCTGCATCCACATTCATGCGATTCTCAGCAGTTCGGGAACTTTCTATTGCCATCCAGTTGCGAACCAGATTCTTTTCATCTTCCGCCGGTCTAAAATACCCTTTACCATCCTGCAGATTGATAATCAGCTCAGCATCGCAGTCGTTTTTATTTACTTCTGCGATCAGCCGCCGCACCATCCGATCACTCATGTGCGTTGTGGTCTGCAGCCAGCGTCTGGAAACAGCATTTTTATGCCCGGTCGGGATGTAATCGAAAATATTCATGATCTTTCTCCAGTTAGGGATGCGCCGCTTTCCCCCGGCGCTGGGATAACAGGAGGTAGCCTGTCATGTCCGTGATATGTATTCCCCATTTACAAGTACAAATTAGTAGTTTCTTTCGCGTTATAACGCCGGTGTTTCAACCGATTACTGGCTATTCCCGTATAGCTCCATAAAATCATCAAATCTCATGGTAACAAGCCAGTCACAATTATTTTTCCGGTGGAATACGGTCGGCTTCTCTCCTGCCTTTGCATCCGCAGCAGACTGAGCCATAGCATCATACAGATTCAGACGCTCTACTCGCTTGCATTCGATGTGCATTCCCGGCAACCCGACTACATCAGCGTCGCCGTTCGCGCCACAGTACTGCTGCCCTCTGCGCGCTTTATAGCCGTATTCCCTCAGTTTCCTCGCAAGCTCCCGTTCTCCACTCGCGCCCTTATTCCTGCTGTTCGTTTTCCTCATCCTCCTTATAGATAATCCCATATACTTTATACATCTTCTGGAAGCTCTCCCTCCCACGCTGATGCGCGTTTGTGTGATGTTCCCTGCACAGGCATATCTTGCGATGGTCAGAATCGTCCAGCGTATTACGGTTGTTTCCCATCCCGATAGCATCCCAGTGATGTATCTCCCCAGCTCTTCCACATATCGCGCATTTTTTGTGCTTTATGCAAAAATACAGATATCGGTTGATGTCATCGGTACGTTCCACAGCGTTGTCCGTTAATGGAATGCCATTCTCCACGGCGTACTCTAATATTGTGCTTATAAACTCTCGTGCCGTGTCCATCGAGCAGTCAGAGAGGCTAAAATATCCGCATCCTGTTTTCATGATATGTAGGTACTTCAGCCACTCCTTCTGCTCCTCTGGGAGGTAGCCAGTATACGACGCTATGTCCCGTATCGTGGCATATGCCTTTTTGCGCTGCTCTGCGGAGATATGACGTCCATCATCCAGCCGGATTTCTGCGTCTTTTATCTTTTTTTGACTAAGGACCTCGCCGAGACCTTTAATCGGGACGGAGATAATTAAGTCTGTCCCCTTTTCGGTGTCCTTGTACTTTTCTATCCTCACAAACGCATTCATGATTTTCCTTTGTCCCTTATATCATACACAAAAGCCATTTTGTTAATGGAGGCATTTTTTATAGCAAGTGCCACAATCCGGGAATCTTTATAGATGATCTGCGTGACATGGAAACGATCGTATGTTGTAAATTTAGGCTTTGTCCCAGATATTTGCACTTTATCCGATGGGATCCATATAAACGGCGCTGTATACAACTCTCGTCCTATGCCCCAGTTAAAACAGGCACGCTTAAAGCTATCTGACGCAAGGCCTTTTTCCTTGGCGGAAAATGACTCCATCCCTGTATCTTCTTTTGCAATCCACATCTGCTTTTCGCCATCATAGATCCTTACTGTACAATTTGCATTATCACGGGTATGGCTTCGTTCCCAGTTCATCGCACCTACAGTCTCGTCAAGGATATTCATATCACAGCGAGCATCCTTGTACAGCAGGAGCGAACATCCGCTCTCTTTTACAGTGGACACACGGCACTCAATTTCATCTGATCTCAGTTCTCTGAATTTATTCATGCCTGCCTCCTACTTAATTCGCAGATGCTCTCCGCGCTCTTTCAGTTCTGCAAACGGCAGCGTCTTGCCGGCAGTCAGTGCTTCCCGGATCTTTGCCGTGTCCGGAATCTTTTTCATATAATCGTCCGTGACTGCAGTTTCATCGACTTCCAACGGAGCAGCTCCTCCGTTTTTGCAGATTGCAAAGGAATACAGGTCTGTTTTAATTTTTTTCCGGTTGCAGAGGATCATTGCGCTGCGCAGCCGGTCTTTCAGCAGCTTGCTTCTGGAATGCAGCTGCCCAGCACGTTCTGCCAGACGGTCTGCCTCTTTTTCAAACTTTGCTGCCTCTGCATCCAGCTCTGTCATGATCTTGGCATAAGCATCTGCCTTCTCTTCCAGCTCCCCATCCATTCCTTCCAGGGTGTCCGTGATAACTTTCATCTCCAGCTCATCCGCTGATTCCAGCATTTCATACAGTGCCAGATACTGGCCTGTGATTTCATACAATGTACTCATTTTCTTCTCTTACCTCCTGTTCAGTCTCCTGCATTGCCTGCATAATTCTTTTCATGCGCTTTTGCGCTTTTGCTTTCATATCTATTGTCGGGCTTGCATTCTCTCCGGATTATTTCTGACCTGTATACATGTCACTCCTTCAGACATCTCTGAAATCTCTCAAAAAGCTCATCCATTGCTTTCTCGATTTCATCCATTTCCGGCATTGTCTCACGCTTTATGTCAAATGCTTCTTTCATGCCCACATTCAGCGCTTTCTGCAAAACATCCTTTGCCGTTCTTTTGGGAACGCCACTATTTAAAAGCGTTTCGGTCACAACTGCAGATGCCACCGAAAAATCCGCAAGGACATCCCAGCCCGATCCTTTTATGGTTACTTCTCCGTTTTCTGATTTAATCATTGCATTCTCTCCATTCCCGCCTTATACTAAAGGCGTAATATTTTTCATTGGCGCTGGTACTTTGGTCGGTTCAGCGCCTTTTTCTTTTCCGGCTTCTTAATTCTTCTTCGCGTGCCGCGCACAGCACTGTTGCCACAAAGCAGCCGGCGGCGGCGACCGTCAGTACCGTCGGCGTGATCATCATGCCAAACGTCTCCCACATGATCAGGGCTGCCATGACCAGCGTTGTTCCAGCTATCATACATATATCAGACTTGTCCATCTTCACTTTCATCTCCTTTCCGGCTGGATAATCGCCCACCTCAGCGCCGCAGCTGCTTCGGCATCGCTCTTACCTCCTCCCTTTCTTTTTGCTGTACCATACGGATGCTATTATCAGTAGAGTAAGCTCAACCGCTGCCCCTACTATTACTCCGCACCAAAACGGCGATATCCACACCATTTCTCACCTCCTCTCCCGAACATCTGCAAAATCTCGTCATCTGTAAAATGTAATACCCTGTCGAGCGCCCATATCTCTCCCAACCGGATTGTTTCACCCTCTGCTTTCCGCTTTACGAGGGTGTTTCTGTTAATGATGTTCCGGCGGTCAAGGTCCTTTCCTGTCAGCCCGCTGCGTGCCAGTCCAACATTGATGACGCGCCGGACGGCTTCTTTGCGATCTGCATACACCCCAAGTGCTTTTGTTTTCGGCATCTCTTTCACCTCCACATCCAATATAGATTTGATAAAATCAGCGCAGCCATCGTGATTTCCCACGCTATGCGCCATCTCTTTGTCTCCTGCTTTGCTTCTTCGATGATCTCTACTGCAAAGCTGTCTTCTCTTTCGTTAATAACCATACCTCCTGTCTCTTGCTTCCTGCTTATCCCCGTCCTATACTGTACTCACAGGCTCCTGCCAGAGCCGAGTACATAGAAAGGAGCGTTCAGACGTTGGAATTATCATCGAGACTCTATCATTGCCATAAAATCAACAAAAACGTAACTATTCTTGAGGATTACGAGATTGTTGAAGGCAAGAAGCGCCTAGTGCGTTGCTCATGTCCATATCATGAATACAAGGATAAGAAGCCGCACTGTGATGGGAATACGGAGTTTGGTTTTCCGTGCAGTTATGCAAAAAGCTAATAACCAGGCTAATCAACTCATCACATCTTTCGCTTGGCGATAGGTAACAATAAAGCCGTAAGTCGCATTTGCAGCAATCCCCAGACATGTCTTTGCAGTGCTTGCTGACGGCTTTATTAAATTCCATTGCGTTCATCATTCGCTTTCTCACCTCCCCTCTTCGCCGCTTACTGCTTTTTCTAAGTCTCTGCGAACCCGGAAAGCGTTCGCATTAGATAGCAGCACCGCCCGGTCCTCTTTCGGAAGAAGCAGGAGAATTGAAACAAATTCCTTGATTTCTTCCTGCTCATCCGCTGTTATTACGTCTTTCAACATGTTCACTTTTATCACCTCGCTTTGTATCTTATGACACAATTATACGTCCCATTGACACTCTTGTCAATAACTATTTTGTTGACAATGGCACTTTTTTCTGATATGATAAGTGTAAAGGCAGGAAGGTGGTGATAGATAATGAAAGAACGCTTGAAAATATTGAGATCAGAACTTGGATATACACAAGAAGAGTTTGCAAAACGACTTGGCTTAGCAAGAAACAGCATTGCAAATTATGAAATTGGGCGGCGCGAACCTACAAATGCTATCATATTCTCAATATGCAGAGAATTCGGCGTAAATGAAGACTGGATCAGGAATGGGAATGAACCGATGTACCTACCTGCAAGTGACAAACTGGAAGGATACCTCGGACAGATCTCAAAGGGCGACGACACCTTTATAAAGGACTTGGTAGAGGTATATATGGAGCTTGACGAAACATCAAAGGAAGCGCTGCGGAAAATCGCCTATGCAATGGCAACAAAATATAAGGAAAGGGAGCAACCTTGAAAGCTGCTCCCACCCCTTACTTTTCGATGAAAACTTTAACAAATGAATATATCTTTTTTAAAAAGACCTCATTGTTAATCTCATCGACCATATTTTTAATGAGCTGTTTGTAGTCCATCGTGCATCCCTCCCAACACGAACATTTGTTTGATTATATATTAACACAAGGTACTATATATTTCAACAGATGCGTACAGGAAAACGCGGTGAAGCGTCGAACCTACGCGACAAAAAGCGACAGCCAGCGCAGGGTTTGACAGAATGTTACACATGGTTATATCGCTGCGGCGATCAACAAACAAAATATCATATGAGGAGGATAAGAAAATGGCACTTATCAAATGCCCCGAATGCGGGAAAGAATACTCAGAAAAGGCAGCTACATGTCCAAACTGCGGAGCGCCAAACGATTTATTAAATGGGAGCCAGCAGAATTTGAACGACCAGCTCCAGACGAGCGATACCACAAAAAAAACAAACACAGGGTTGAGCATAGCTGCTTTTGTTGTTTCACTTTTTAGTTTAATATTTGCACCTTTATCCATAATCTCGATTATTTTAATTATAATCGACGCTGTTAAGAATAAAAACAAAAAGCGCAAGAAGGGGCTTTGGATTGCCGCACTTGTTATATCAATCATTATGATCATAACTCTTTTTGTTCCGAAATCGGGTAACAACGATGCAGAACAGCACACAGTTGTGCAAGAAAATTCAAATGGCGACGTATCAGAAGGAGCCGATCCAATCGAAACGGAAACTAACATTCCGAAAGAATATATTGAGGTAACTGCGGATGACCTCGTTGATGCTCTGAACAGCAACGCGATGAAAGCACAGAATGATTACCTTGATAAATATCTGCAAATCACTGGAACATTAGGCACAATCGACAGCTCCGGGAAATATATCTCGATTGATTCGGAGCAGTTTTCGTTGGCAACAATCCAATGTTACATGACTTCCGAGACACAAAAAGAACTGATTATGAATATGAAAAAGGGCGACCCTATCACAGTAAAAGGATATTGTAAAGATATGGGAGAAATCCTTGGATACCAGATAGATATTGAAGAAATAACAAATTAAAAAATAAAAAGCCCCGATGCTGGTAACACCGGGGCAATCAAGAAAACTATACAGCACATGAGGTGATGGTATGTTTTCCCTCGCAAGAAAAGTATACCACAGCCTCCTACACCTGCATAGGTGTATTTTTTATACCTAAAAGGAGGATTAACTATGGCAACAGCAAAAAAACTCCCGTCTGGATCATGGAGATGCCGTGTTTACGACTACACAGACGAAAACGGGAAAAAACACTATAAATCATTCACGTCTGACAATCCAAAGCCCGCAGGAAAGAGAGAGGCTGAGGCTGCCGCCGCTGCTTATGCAGTTTCAAAAAAAACTGCTGCTCCGCGTTCCTTAACTTTCCAGGCAGCCCTTGAGGCCTACATCGAAAAAAGGTCTGTCGTGCTGTCCCCTTCCAGCGTCCGGGAATATAAACGCGCCAGGAAAAATTATAAGGACTTGAAAGATATCCGAATAGATGACATAACCCAGGAGGATATCCAGAGGCATGTCAATGCGTTTACCGAAGGGCACTCCCCGAAGAGCGTCTGGGATAACCACGCTCTAATCAGTGCCGTATTAAGGGAGACGCGCCCCGATTTTGCACTGAACACCGTTCTCCCGCAGAAGATTCGACCGCAGCTCTATGTACCGACAGATGATGATATAAAAAAGGTTATGGAGGCAGCCAAAGGGACAGAAATGGAAATCCCAATCCTACTGGCAGCCTTCGGCCCCATGAGGCGCGGGGAAATCTGTGCGCTTGACCGAAGTGATATAGCTGGGACACGCGTCCATGTGCACCGCAACATGGTTCTAGATGAAAACAGAAAGTACATTATCAAATCCCCAAAATCATATGCTGGAGACCGTTTTATAGATTTTCCCTCCTTTATTACGGACCAGATTCCAAAAGGCAACGGCAGAGTGACGGAACTCAACCCGAATATGATCACCCAACGATTTAACCACGTCCTAAAGCATGCTGGAGTGCCGCACTTCCGATTCCACGATTGCCGGCATTACTGCGCGTCTATCATGCACGCAATCGGGGTTCCAGATGCTTATATTATGGAGCGCGGCGGCTGGGGGAATGATGGGACATTAAAAAACGTCTACCGCCATGCGATGGAAGACCAGCGCGAAAAGATGTCAAATAAGACCAACGGTCATTTTGACGCGATGTTCAATTCTCTGTAAGCATGTCATATTTCGTGTCATACTGTTGTTTATTTTAATATTTTAACGTACATATATATACTTTTAATAATATTACTATATATCCAAGAAATGCTTTAAAACCAGCATTCCCAGCAAATAAAGGAATTTCAAAGCATTATGCAAACCAGTTCAAGTCTTGTCACTCCGACTAAAAGAACCTTGA